TAATTCTGCTATTTCCATATTATGCTTATTTATGCATCATCTTCTTCGATGCCTTTATACTTCTTTGTTTTCTTCTTTGATCTTTTCTTTGGTGACTCTATGGCCTCCTTAAGCTCATCTGAGGCATTTTTAGTCTCCTCTTTTTCCTTTGGTTCTTGGATTGTTTCGCCATCTCTTGCTGCTCTTCTTTTAGCACGAATATAAGCGTCAATTCCAAATTGTTTGTAGTCTTCTAATTTCATAGTCATTTGTTTTATATCATTAACATATCGTTATTATACCCAGCATCATCGTTTGGAATCATATCCACCACCTCTGAATCAGTATTTGCATCTGCAGTAAACTCAGGTAACTTATCCTTGTTTAAAATCAGGTGCTGCACAAGCCTTTTTTGATAGAATTCTGCCTTTTGATCATAGTGACGTTTCATCATAACAACTTGCTCTGCTTCTGCAGGCTCTGAGTTCTCACCATTTTGAGTGGAAAGTCCTTTATTCTTCAATTGGTATGTAAGTGCATATACAGCATCTGCTGCTGCTCTCCAAGCTACAACGGGTTGAATTTTTTCTACCAAAGTAATCTCATCCGCATTCAAAGTTTGTGAGTTGTATGCACTAAGAATATGGTTATAGAAATATGAACCAAGCAAAGGCTGGACGTACATCTCTGATGACGTACCAACGAATGGTATAATATCTTTAGCAGAAACATTCTGCGTAATTGGTGAATTGCTTACTAGGTAATTCTGTGTTATAAAGTAGTCCATTTTTAATCTAATTTAAGTATTTCTTCTGCTGCATCAGCCCCAATTCCATAGGCAAGAAGCCTTGTTTTGGCCACAGCTTTGTTTAGCTTGCCTCTTTCGAAGTCACGAACGATTCTATAGATGTCAGCATTCTCGCTTGCAGATAACCCTCTTAGGTTATCGTTTACTTCAAGCTCAACTCCATCAACTGAATCAGTCTCAGCATCTACATCCTCTGTTTTTTCTTGTATTTCGCCATCAACTATCTGGTAATCTGCAAGAACGAAGTCTCCCTTAATCTCAAACATCATCATTAGGTCGTTGAATATATCTTCGATGATCTCTCTTACTGGCGCAACATAATTCTTCTCAAAAGCAGCAACGGCTTGTGGAAGTTCAAGTCCAGAACCAAGCTTTCCACTTACACGAATACCCATAATCATAGGGTCAATCTGGTGTGCCTGGCATATTCTTGAATCCATACGCTCATCTGTTTGCATCATAAGGTTATCATTACCACTCGTTTGAACAGTATCAATCTCTGGCATCATCTCTTTGTTATCGGCTGTTAATACCCACACGAATCCTGCATCATCTGCACCTTTCTTTCTGGTTAAAGCTTCCTTGAAGTCATCTGCTTCTTCTTGGTTGTTAAATCTCTTTGGTCTTTTAACGATCATAGAAGGGAATATAGATTCCTGTATGTTGCTTTTATGAAGGTTTGAAGCCTCACCATCAAGGAATATCCAGTTGTTAGCTGAAATGGTCATAGGAAGCGAGTATATGTCTTGCCCTGGTCCTTCATCTTGATATACAAATAACTGCTTTGGCTTTCTTGAGCCTTCTTTATATACTGGAATTTGATATATGCCAATTTGTTTTGACCAGTCTCTTGAAATGAATCCCACTTGCTTTGCAGCATCCAGTCTTACTTTCTCTGGGTCAACACGTTCAACTTTCAGCTTCTTTCCAGTCTCTGGGTCAACGTGAACGATGAAGAATATCTGATTATGGATGATAAAATCCCTTGTAATCTGAGGTACAATCTTCTTAAGCTTGTTTCTTTTGATGAAATACTTAAGATCAGTCTGAGCCTTCACATCAGCATCTCCATTTTGAATCTCGAATCCACCTCCAGCAATAGCATTCTTTTTGAATTCTATGATACCTCCATGTAGAGGAGAGGTGTAATAAAGCTGATTAAGAACCTGCGGAAACAAGTTATCAGAACCGAATCTAACAAAGCCTGAGTGGCCTATATAGTCATCAGAAATGAATGGCTTGGTCAAGTCACCTTTGCCGACCTTTAGGAAAGGAGTTGAAAAGCTTTGCTTGCCAAATGTGGGCCTTGAATCTGTAGGCTTATTTGCAGCTTTTAATTCTTGTTTTTTATTTCTATTGAATAATCCCATATCTTAATTATAAATATTTTGTGTGTTTAACTTATCGTCATCTGACATCTCCACAACCAATCTACCACTCTCGATTATGCTGCCTGTTGTAGCACTTATAGAGAGCGTTGATGCAGTAGCTTCATATACCTCATACCTATATTGTCCACCATCAAGGTTTAAAGCCACGGAAGTACCTCCTGTGGTCGAACCTGAGCTGCTAAGCTCAATATCAAACATATCATATCTATTGGTATAGCTTGAATCGTTTGAAGTGGTGAAGAATATCTCATCCTGATTCGGAAAAGTCTGAAACTCATTAATGAATACAAAAAGAAACTCAGGATTGGACAGCTGAGAGCTCTCCGTAAGAGTTAATATAACTGTGTTTATATTGTCTTTCTGCAGGTAAATCATCTTGTTTATATATAATTGTTTTTGACATATTTATTGTTCAACAAAAAAGCTCCCAGGAGGACCCCAGGAGCTTCAAAAACACACTTAATGATTAAGTGTTAGAGTTTTTATATAAGTACAAGCACATCAGCCTCATCCATAAAGTATGAGAGATTCTCAGCCTCCCCTTGGAAGGTGATTGTGTATTTACTTCCCTCAGCTTTAGCGGCACCCGAACCATCTGCTACTGTCTCCAGTTGCATATCTTCGAAGTACACGTACTCTCCTGAGTTCATTTTTACGATTATAGCGAGACGTCTTTGTCCTTCGCCAAGTATATTAATCTTTCTTGATTTGCCAGCATCTCTACCGTGAAGTGGAATTGTGATCGTTTTGTTATAAATCACGGCTCCAGCATTATCTCTCGTGTAGTCTTCAGTATAAGAACCTGAGTTCTTTCTGAATTCAACAGTCTCAAGTGTAGTAGAGGCAGATAAACTCATAGTCCAAGCAGTTGTGTTTGGAGTTTCGGTTACGATGTTATCTCTATCAGTAAGATAGACTGCATCAATACCACCTATGGTTTTGTCCCCGCAATCAAATAAGATTGATTCAACATTATTACAAGCCATTTTTTCTTAGTTTTATTTGTTAATATTCAAAAAAAAATGGAGGAGTATTTGACCCCTCCACTTAATTTATTTATCTATTGTGTCTATCTTACAGTCCGTAAGTAACGAATTCTTCTACGTTAACATAGTCAACACCGAATGTGAAGTCAGAGATAGTTCTCAACTTTCTGTCACCAGTTGTTGCCTTCATATTGATCGTGATCAATTCAGAAGCTGGAGATACAAGGTCAGTTAAGAATACAAAGTTAGATTCTCTTGAAGAGATCATAGTGTCGTTTGACATACCCTTTGCTTCAACAAGTCTCATATCTATGAAGTTCATATCTGGAACTCTGTTCACGTAAAGCTCAGCAGATGCAGAAGCAACAGCTACTCTAAACGCTTGAGCTACATTTGAAGAAACGAAGATAACAACGTTGTCTTTATCAAGCTCTGAAGGAATCAAGTTGTAAACTTTTGTAAGCTCATCAATTACGTTTGAAGCAGTTACAGTTGTACCAGCCTCGCTAAGAGTTACACCAGTATCGTTACCTAACTTCTTCTCTAAACCGTCACACTTGTTAAGGTAAGTTGTACCTGTAAGTGATGTGTCTCCTCTCCAAGTAAGTCTTTCAAGGTTGTCGTTAAGTTTAGCACCCAATCTTTCGTAGTAGTGTGCAAGGAACTCTGGAGTTAATCCTTGAGTGTTTCCAAAATCAATTGAATTTCCTTTACCCATATACTCAGCAACGAAAGAGTTTTGAAGGTCATATTGACAGATTTCAACACCAACTCCTAACTTGCAAGGCTCCATTTCTTTTGCCCCAAGGTTAGCATCAGTTGCTGCAAAATCACAATCAGCCTCTTGGATGATGTCATTAAACTCAAGTGAACCAACTTTAATCTTACTGTTTACGTTTAAGAATGGTCTAAAGTAAGATGTTGAACGTTCGCTCAAAAGTGCTTTAGAAAACCATTCCTGTGGATTTACAACGTGTGCTGCATTAATAGTATCCACATCTAATTCGAATAAATATTTTTTAGCCATTTTATTTGTTTTAATTTAATTGTTTATATTGTGAAAATGTTCATTTTTAAACATTTCTTGTTAATTTTTACTTACCAAAAGCTTGGTGAAACGCAAGTGCTTTCTTCACTTTTCTTTCGTGAGCACTCATTTCTATTTTCTCATCTTCCTCTTCTTTAGAGTTGATGTCTTCAAGCTTCATTTTAAGATCAGCAATCATCTCTGTGATTCCAGAAAGCTTTTCTTCAACCTTCTTGTCAACCATCTCAGCGATTTTTTCATCCTCCATAGGAGCATCTTCTGCTTTTGGCTCTTCGTCCTTTGGCATATCTTCAGCAGCAACCTCAGCTTTAGGCTCTTCGTCCTTTGGCATATCTTCAGCAGCAACCTCAGCTTTAGGCTCTTCGTCCTTTGGCATATCTTCAGCAGCTTCAACTTTAGGCTCGTCCTCTTTAGGCATATCCTCTGCTTTTACTTCTTCCTTTGGAGCATCTTCTTTAGGCATATCAGCAGCTTCAACTTCAGCTTCAGGCTTTTCATCCTTTGGCATATCAGCAGCTTCAACTTCACCCTTAGGTGCTTCCTCGTTAGATTCTGGCTCTTTGATCTCTTTAATATCTCCGTCTTTTACAACGTAGATTTTACCATCAATCATCCACTCTCCATCTGGAAGGTTAAATTCTTGTTTTTTCATTTGTTCTTTTTTTATGTTATCAATTATATCACCTAAATCTTCATCTATAAGTGACAGGAAGCCCTCTATTGAGAAGGCTGTTCTTTCATTATCTACTATGTCTTTGAAATATTCTTCATCAGTTATCTGAGCTACAATCACTACAGAGCCAACTGGAACCTCGAATTTATACTCATCCTTTATGAACTTTGCTTTGCTCTCAGTATCCACAAGAATGGCCTCCAATATGTATGCTGGAACCTGCTCCTTGCTATGCTCTTTATTGAATACTCCGCTATTGCTTGATAGCTGTTGCATAAACTTCTTATAGATTTCCTCTATCTCTCTCTCTGTGAATACAACTTCGTACTCATATCCGTCCTCATTTCTGTAGACATCTCCAGGTATCATAATAGGAGCAACAACCCTCATCTTAGGCTCATCAGCAAACTTCATCTTCTCTTGCTTTTGAGAAGAGAAAGCAAAACCCTTCACCTTAATGGCAGGATTCTTGACGAAAGCGATCTGGTCAATACCCAGCTCTTCCTCTGAAGTCTTATCATCAAT